GATGCTCAAGGGCTAACGGTGCCTGCGGGTAGGCATCGGGATTGAAGTGCTTCCACATGTCGAAGTTGGTGGCGCAGTCCTGCCCCATGTATTCGAACATGTCTTCGTTGAAGGTGCCCCACACGTAGGTCGCAATGTCACGCGGGTTCTCAAGGCCAAGCTCACGAGCTTTGGCTTCCATGATCTCCGCGTAGTCGCCCTTGGGATTCCCGAGGCGATGGCCCCACGCAGCGACGCTGTGCTTGCCTTTGTATTTCGGCGGGAGCTTGCCTGCTTGGACCAGCCCGATGTCAGTCGCCTTGATGTTCGGAAACATCGTGCGGCTGATGACCATCGTGTCGCTGATCTTCGCTCCAGGTTTGGGGCTCCAGCCCTTCTTCAGTTTCTTGGCGAGCGGGATATCGTGCCGGATGATGTTCTGGCCGATGATCTCGTCAGCCTCAGCCATGCGGGCCAAGGCTTCGTCGAGTTCGTGGGGACGATACCCCACGTATTCGCCTGTATCGACGTTGGTGATACCGATGCAGTGGAAACGGGTGGCGTTAGCCAGAAAGCCGTTACTCTCGGTATCCCATAGCAGTCTCAGCATTCTGTCTTCCGTATTCCTTTGCTTTCTCAATGGCCCACTTCGCCATCTGGTACTGACGTTCCCTGATCCGCGTCTTTGGATCAGGATTCTGACAGCCCGAGAACGGGACCTTGTAGACGTCGGCCATGATGGTCTTCGTCTGCTCTAAGGTCGCCCCGTGCTTCATGAGCAAGCGAATGATGTCGTCGTCGTAGGTGACGAACTTAGAACTTGATGTCATCCGTCTCACTCTTCTCGTGTGGATCGAAGTCAGGGATTTCTTTGCTGCGGGTCGCAACCTCGTAGCAGCCCTTCGCGATGTTCCACTTGATCAGGTCGGCCTCACCAGTCTCTCCGGTGATGCGACACTTCAGTGAACGTATCTGCGCGTAGAGCTTGTCGTCCTCGTCCTGCTGATTGCGTTCGAGGGCGAGCACGTTGAACGACAACTGCTCCAGAGACGCGGAGCCACGGAGGTCATTGAGGCTGATCTGGTCGCCGCCGTTGAAGTCTTTGCCGCTCGACCGCTTCAGATGCACGATGGCGATGACGCCAACACCAGTTTCCTTCACGAAGGACGCCAGCTTGGTCATCAGGACGTCGATGTCCTTACGCTCGTCCATCGTCTCAAGGCCACTGACCACAATGGAAATATGATCGAGCACAATGAACTGACAACCCGAGGCCGCCATGTAGCGCATCATGGTCAGCAAGCGGTCGCTCTGCAGCGAGCCGAAGTGGTCGTAGAACATCATCTTGTCGTGGACGACTGCAGCGAGCGCTGCGTCCCACTGGTCGTCACTGATGCTCGCAGGGTCCGCTATGAGGCTCTTGAGGGGAACGCCCGCATGCAAGGCGCAGTAGGCTGCGACCGAGGTGTCGTTGTCTTCCTCAAGATAGATGTTGCCAATCTTCGAACCGTGAGCCACGCGCATGTGGTAGGCGATGGCGCGAGCCAGTGTTGACTTGCCGATACCGGAGCCCGCGACCAGCATGGTGATCTCTGCAGGGCGCAGGCCCATCCACATGCCGTTGAGTTTGGGATACGGAAGGTCGAGGCCCTTACGCTTGCCCATGGCGCTCTTGAGGCGCTCACGGGAGAACTCGCTGCCCTCGACGATGCCATCGGGCCTGAAGGGCTTTGCGTCCCAGTAGGCTCGGATGATTGGCGCAGGGCCATCTTCCATCAGGGTCGCGTTGGCGTCCTTACCTGGAACGGCCATGATCTTCACACGGCCGACCGGCAGAAGCTCGCAGGCTTCCTTGAGGGCCTTCTGTCCCGGCTCGTCGTTGTCGAAGCACAGCACGATATGGTCGAAGCGGAGCAGCTTCTCCCAACTCGCGAGCAGCGCCTTCTTCACGGAGCCTGAGCCGTTCGGCAGGGAGCCAGTCGGATACTTGTTGTCGAAGGCTTGCGAGACCGACATGCGGTCAATCTCGCCCTCGGTGATCACGACCGTCTTGCCTTTCGCAGGCCACGACCAATCACCAATGATGCCGCCGTTGTTCTTGTAGACGCTCTGGCCAAGCCATTTGAACTGCTTGTCGCGCGTGCGGGTCTTCTGGTCGATCAGCTTGCCGCTCTCGTCCTTGATTAGCTGGACGTGGACCGGTGTGCCGTCACGGAGCTTGCCGAGGCGATAGTCGCACTTGGCCATGGTATCGGTGGTGATGCCACGAGCGGTGATAGCTTTAATTTCTGTATCGATGGGACTGAACCCTTTGGCCACAGAAACTTCACTCGTTTTCTGCGCAACAGGTCCTGCACCTTTGAACTTCTCAACGTCATTGCAGCTAAAGCACCAGCTTCCACTTCCGTCGTCATATGTCGCGAACGCATCCGAAGACTGTCCGCAGGGGCACGGCCCCTTAGTGCAACTCACTCCATAGCCTCTCTAAGAACTCTCGGGCAGCAGCGTAGGCGATCACAGCGATGATCAGCCAAGCAGCGACTGGCAACCACGGGAGAACCGTGGCTGCCGTATTTGCGATTGCGAGGTCCAACGCTTATCGGACCAACTGATAGCTGGCGTACTGGCCGCCGACGCCATCGGTCTTCATGGTCATCTTGATGGCGTAGCCAGCGTTGCGGAGCTTGAAGACCACGTCCGAGAGCCGAGACACGTGATAGACCAACATGCTTTCGTTGTTGGTGATCGTGCGGTATTCGCCTTTGTCATTCTTGCCTTCGAGGTGCGCGAGAATCTTCCGGCACTGCGGCGACAGCGAGAGGTCGTTCGCGAGATTCGGGGTGCCGATGGTCAGGGTCTCAGACATGAGGTCACTTTCTCTTTTTGGGTTTCTGGTACGCCTTGATTTCTTCAATCCACGCATCAGGCACGACCTTCTCGGCCCACTTGAAGCCATGATCGGTCGCCCATTTCCCGTATGAAGTTGGGGAGCCCTTGTAGATGGGCGTCGATGCTCGGGAGAAGATGAAGCGGATGTCCAACTCAGGATGCTGTTGCTTGAGCAGGACGAACTTCTGTCGTTCCTTCACGGCAGCGTCTTTGGTGGAGACGCGAAACTTGCCGCCCGGGACCGCACCACCAAAGCGCCCTTTGGGCTCTAGGATGATCGGGCAACCGTCGAAGGAAAAGTCTGGAAGATACTTGGCCTCGCGCTCAGGCACGATGTACTTGATCCATTGGCTTTCGAAACCAAAGGGCACACCGGCCTGAGTTAGCTTGGCCGCAGCCTCCCGTTCGAGACCTGAGCGAAACTCAGGCTCGATGGTGAGTGCGGGCTTCGACATCCTCAGAACGGAATGTCGTCGTCCGTGTCCGTATCGGGAGCCTCCGGCGCACCGACATCATCGGTGTCGTCGAGGTCTTCCGTGGTCGCATCCGCATCACCGCCGTTGTAGGTGTAACCACCCGCTTCGGCTTCGAACTTGTTCAAGACACGGGTCTTGAGTTCGATGATCTGGATTTGATTGATGTAGAGGTTGATGCCTCCGCCAAAACCATCGTAGGCGTTGATCGAAACGTCCGGCTTGATGATCGAGCCGCCGCCAATCTTCACCTTGTTACGCGGGACTTCGTTGCCCGCAGCATCGACGAACGGGGGCGGATAGTCCTCGCCAGAGGTCATCTGGAGCGAGAGCGAACCGTCCTTCTTGTCCTTCTTCCAAGGCAGCTTGGCAGTCTCAGGGAGACCGTTCGCCTTAAGCTGCTTCTTCAGATAGCCGTCGACCTTGCGATGGTCTTCGTCGCTGAACTTCACGTTGGTGATGTAGCGGCGCTTCTCGGGACCGTTGTTCTTACCGGACGGCGTCTTCGGCTGATAGACGTCGATTTCGTTCAGCTTCGGGAAGACAGCGGTGCCCTTGGGGAGGATAACAGAAACTTTAGCCATTATGGATTGATTGGAATACTCAGTGTGGCGCTGACGTTAGTCGTCGAGCGCCTAGGCTTTGTAGCGAAGCACGCAGCCCCGCCACGTGACTTGAAGGTCACCGTCCGTGCAGGTTTTCGGTTGCTTGGTGACCTTCGCGATGACCCTAGGGTTAAAACCCCGGGGATATGCAAAGGTGCATCGCGGACCAGAGGTCACAACGCTCGGTGCCGCCTTAGGCGGATCGAAGGTTCCCAACTGGCCCGCGCCAACGAAGACGACACCGACCAACCACGCAGCCACGCCAAGAAGTCCAATCGAAGTGCCGTCTTCAGTCATTTTATGCAGCCTTATCTGTTGTGGATGGCGTACCCGACCGCTTCGATCAGGCCTTTGTTGAAGCGCGACCAGAGGCCCACGAGGAGCACCAATGCAGCGCCGGAAGCCGAGGTGATGGTGTGATCCAGGTACGGAGCAGCCCACGGATCAGCAGCGACGATGCCACCAGCGACCCAGCCCAGTACGCCAGCGCCTGCCCAGACCATGATCGGGAAGCGTGCGACGGCTTTGCTGATGAGGGCAGCGCCCGCGATGACCAGCGGGATAGACAGGACGACGCCAGTCGCCATGAGGACCACGGAGCCATGGGCCAGCGCGGCCACAGCAAGCACGTTGTCGAGGCTCATGGAGGCGTCAGCCATGGCAATGGTGCCAATGGCCGCAGAGAGCGTGATGCGCCCCACAACGTCTCCGTTCTCGTCTGAGGCCTCGTCCACGAGGAGACCAATGGCCACCTTGAGCAGGAAGAGACCGCCGACAATCGACAGCGCAGGGACGCCGAGGAGGAAGACAGCGAAGAACGACATGCCGACGCGGAGCAGGACGGCTGCAGCAGTGCCACCAACGATTCCCCACTTCTGTTGTTCGGGAGGCAGTCGGTTGCTGACGAGCGCGATGACGACGGCGTTGTCACCCGACAGCAGGAGGTCAATCCAGACGATGCCGAGTAACGATACGAGGAAGGTTTCCAAGGAAGCTCCAGTTCAGAGGGTGCGAAGGATGTAGATCAGCAGCGGCATCCCGACGAAGAACGCCGAGGATGCCACCAGTTGTGCAACGCTCATCGAAACAGCGTTGCCGTGAACGCGGCAGCGAATAACACTGCCAGCGTCCACTCGACGATGTTCTCAATCACCCGAGAAGCTTCGCGCCGTCCACGTTGAGCAGCTTGGCGATGTCGTTCAGTACGACCTGCTCCTCGGAGCCGATGCCCCCCTGATCAGCAACGTCGGCCGCGATCAGGAAGACGTCCTGACGAACCGAAACGTCGCGGGTCATCAGCGCTTCGATGTTGCGCTTGTTCTCCATGCGACCGGCACGGGACTTCGCACGCGACAGAGCGGCGTTGAGAGCCTCCTCGATCTGCGACGACGAGTAGGACGCCGAGACGATGGGGTTGGCCTGCATGCCAGCGATGGCGCTGTCGACTTCGTTGTCGTCGATGGAGCCGTCCGCAGCGGTTACGTTCGCAGCGGCCGACGACACACCCTTCAGGAAGGCGCTGTCGCCAGCGTAGGAGTTGAAGGTCTTGGTCGCGGTGGCGAGGATGTTCTTGAAGAAGCTCATGGGTCAGTCCCTTTTCAGTAGAACCATCGGCTCACGGGATATCCGCGAGCAATCTTGATGGTTGTGAGGATGATGTAGGTGATGCCAATTGCGTCGAGCGCGTTATTGGCAAGCAGTGCGAGGATCATCAGGCGTCGTGTATCTCGTGCGCGGCCTTGCTCAGACGGGCCCATCGGGTCCGAATGAACATGCGCAAGGCTTGGGGGTTGATGGTGACGCCAAGGTCCTCGCGGACCATCTTGGCGATGCGGTCCTCCGGGGGAGGCTCAGGAGGCACGTAGGTCGTGTCGTATTCGCTACGCATTGCGATACGCCTTCATGAACTCGCGGTGGAAGTTGCGGCGCTGGTCCTTGTCCATGGCGTACAGGTCGAACGCGACCGGCTTGCCATCAGCGCCTTTGACGGTGACGGTCCAGAGGGACGCGCCCATGCGGATGGTGACGTTGTTCTTCATTAGACGGCGTATCCTACTGCTTGGGGAACGGGGACGAACGTCGAGTTGATGATGCGGTCGATGCGGCGGCTGTACTCGCCGTAGAGCCACCCACCAGGTACGCGGAGACGCTTGGTCTCGGCAGTAACAGTCTCCCAAGCGTGCTTGCCGTTGCCTTTGTATTCCTGAGCGCCATGGGGACGCTTACGGGGCTTCGGCTCGGGCTTGGGATCGAGGACGACCTTCGTGACCTCGACGAACGGAGTGATGGCGAACCGCCTGCGGTTGTCATCGCTGAACGACCACTCATGCTCGCCCACGCCGTGACCATCAGACCACGTGTCGAAGCGCACGAGACGCTCGAACGCGGAGACGTAGGGACTGTCGACGATGGTGCCGACCTCGAACGAGAACTGCTTGCCATCCTGCGTGCCTGTCACAGCAACGCGGTCGCCAACCTTCAGTGCGTCAAAAGCTTTCTTCAGCATGTTACTTGCTCCGATTGTAGTAGAACTCGCCAAGCAGCGCGTCGCGCTCGGCAATGGGGGTTACAGCGAGGATGGTCAGGACACTCTTCCACTTGTCGCCCCAGAGTTTCTGAGCGACGTCGGTGTCGAAGATCAGCGTGTCGGCGCTGGGCACTTCCTCGACGAACGTGTAGGTGAACCCGTCAGCCCTCTTGTCCTCGACCTGATAGACGAGGTGGTGACCGCAGATGACGTCGGTGACGCCATAGGCTTCGCGGATGATCGCCTTGTAGAGGTCGGCGTTCTCCCCGTTGCGGTCGTTCTCATACGGGCCTTCGAGCTTGATACCGGACGGCGTGAAGTCGGTCTTGGTGGTCATGGAAGTATCTCCGTGTGGAATTGAGGGGTGACTGGTTATTGGTGAGAGAAGAGGTCCATCAGAAGCGAAGTGATGACGGCGTTGTCGCTGAAGTCGCCGCCGCCGAACGGGGCTTTCTTCGTGGCGGGCAACACTTCGCCAATGCAGGCCACAGGGACCCGGGGAGCACGCCACGCTGCAGGCTTCCCGTAGTCATCTTCTGCGAACAACTCGTCGACCTTGAAGGTGACGAACACCTTCTCGGGGACATGCAGCACGATGATGATCGGATCACCGCCCATTTCCTCGGCTGCGATGTTCGCGAAGTCTTCCGCCTGCTCTTTGTTGAGCGCGACGAACACGTTCGGGCCCCGATGTTCGGAGTTCTTGCCGACGCTCATGTGGTGCTCAGTGGCCCACACGTCGCCACCCTTGGCGTGGCCGGGTTCGAGACCGACCTTCTTGATGCAGTCGAGGTTGATGGATGAAGTGCCGTGATACAACGTGTGCATTGGTATCTCCGATGACTGGTGCTGATGGAAAAAATTGAGGGGGTATGTCTTCACCCGGGGCGCATGGGGTCCATCGCTCAGCGCTTGTTCAGCGCTAGAACGATCCCCTGCCTTCTCCACCCCTCACCGGGCCGTGCCTCGTGTTAGGTGCGCAGGCTGTCTGCGATGCTGATGTGCCGCCGATAGGCGTCCCACTGCTTCTTGCGGTAAGCCTTCATGGCCATGGTCGCGTGCCAGTCGGCAGTGTTGTTGAGAGTGAGCAGGTTGATGTATCCACCGGTCATGCGGTCAGCCTCTTTTTGTGTTCTTCGTTGAGTGAGCGGACCAAGGCGAGGGCTTCTTCCTCTTTGACTTCCTCGGTGACGATGTGGGCCCTACAAACAACAACGGCCCCACGAGGGGACCGATGGACGAAGTAAGGCTGATCGTTAGGAATGTTCATCGTGCTCCTCCGTCGTCAGCACAGTGATCAGGGAGTAGACGACCATGACCCCGCCAACGATGGCGTACAGACCATGGCCTTCAGCCATCACGGCCACGAAGTAAGCGCAGTGCGCCACTCCGTGAGACGCATGGAATGCCGGAGTGTGCGAGACGCTGCACAGCCGGTCGTAGAGACGCTTTCGGATCATGAGTGGCGAACCTCCGTGCTCTGGCGAATGCGCTGCTCCAGCGCCTCGGTGTTGATCCCACGTGCCTCCAATGTCGCGCGGTCGATGATGGTTGGCTCGACGCCGCGCAGCACGTCATTGCGGAAGTTGCGGGAGGCAGAGGAATGCTTGGTCTGGTATTCCATGGGAAATCTCCGGGGTGACTGGGCCTTGCCGGGATGGCGTCTTGGCTAAACCCCCTGATGCTCGGGGGCTAAGTAGTTGATTTTGTGGAAGATGATGCTTCCCCGCAGTCTTTTGACAGAGGGAAGCTATCTGGTCACGCGAAGGCGTAGACGGCGCTGATGATCTGCTCCAAGGGAAGATCACCCGGGAGGGGCTTAGGGGCCTTCTCAAGCTCTTTTTCCAGCTTGGCGCGGCCCGCCTCCGACAGTTGCTTCACGGCGTCGTCGAGAAGCTCCTGCAGGACGTCAGTGTCTGCGTAGATGCGCAGGAACTCCTCGCGGATCACCTCATTGAAGAGATCAGCATCCGCTGGAAGGCATCCATAGCTGTCATGCACAGTAGCGAAGTCAACGATACCTCGGTCGGCAGCGGCATTCACAGAAGCCTGCAAATGACTGCCGTCGAGGGCATGCACGAAGTTAGGAGCCACGCCATTGGTGACCTCGCGCTTCGCGATGTTCGCGTCGAAGCCGTCCGACAGCATGGTATCGACTTGGACGCGGACGCCCTTGCTGTAGCAAGAGAGCCTGATCACCTTCACGTTGGACGCATGATAGCGGTTGATCCAAGGGAGACCCATGGGCGTCTTCCACGTCAGCGCCTTGCCTTCGTGGGCGAGTTGCTGTGCAAGCTTCTGCATGAAGGCCATAGCCTCGGCAGGCTTACCCACGACGCTCTTAATCGCTGCCATCGTACGCTTGGCGAGATACGACGCGGCCAACTGCTGCTCGGCAAAGGTGGTGCCGAACGGATAGTTGCCCTTGAGGCTCTCAGCGTCGATGGTGTCCTCGACGTGCTGGTCCTTCATCCCGTTCTCTTTCGAGCTATAGGCGAAGGTCATCACGTTGCGCTTCACGAGCTTGCGGTTGACGCCATACTCGATGGCGAGTTGCGCGAGGTCACCCAGCGTAGCGTTAGCCTTGCGGGGAGCGTCAGCGGGGCCCTGAGCGTAATACAAGGTGTCGCTGTGCTTGTCGGCCTCGATGCTCTTGAGCGCGGCGTCCGCGACCAACTGATAGATGTCCTCAGGCGTGGCGTTTTTCGTCAGGTTGACGTACTTGCCCTCGGGCGCGCGGGTCATGGCGCAGAGATGCTGCAGGCCATTGCAGCTACCATCGAACGCTACCGGGAGGTGGCAGACGTAAGACGGATTGTCCCATGCGTTGACCAACTCACGGACTGCAGCGAGGAAGGCGAAGGGTTTGTCGGCCTTCGTCCATTCGGTGTTGTGCAGAGGGCGCGCAACGTAGTCCCGCAGTAGCTCGATGTTGTCGTTTGCCCATTGCACGCGCACGTGCATCGGCTGCTTGTCGAGCTTCTGCTCTCCGCTCCAGGTATTGGCTGCTTGAAGCTTCAGGTGATAGATGCCCCGCTCGCCCACAGGCTTGCCGTTGGCGAACAGGAACATGCCGCGCACGTAGTCCTCGCGCTGGAAGTTGAACTGCGTGAGATAATAAACGCGACCGCGCCAGTCGAGGTTCATCGGCGTGTAGAATTTGTCAGCCAATTGCATGCGACGGGCGACGCTCAGGTCGATGTTGAACTTGAGACGCGCAGCCTTGTCGATGCGGTTGCGCTTCTTCTCGGTCTTGATCTGAGCAGCGCGACGACCCTGCTCTGCTTTGGTCATTGCTGCCCACAGGTCATCAGGCGAGCGCGGCGTGACCTTCTTGGGTTGCTTCGCGGGAACGCCCTTCACCTCAATGCCCAGATGGTCGCATTCCTGGATAACACCCAGAAGCCAACCGTTGAGCTTGTAAGGCACGCTCTGCAGGTTGTTGACTGCACGCATAACGCCGTCCATCTGGCCCGTGCGAATGGCATGCTTGATGGCAGCGACGGTCTCTTTGTGCAGCGTGCGGACCAAGGGGACCGCGACGGACGCGAAGCGCCTGTCTTCTGCAATCTTCGAATAGAAGTCCGTCCAGTCGTTCGGCTTCACAGTGCGCGGCTGATACACGGGAGACTTCAGCACGGCATCGTTGACGACGTCGTCCATCATGGTCGCGGCTTCGTCGGTGACACTCCACGCCTTCTCTGCATCGTTCGGGATTTCGCGAAGCTCGAACACGTCAGGCAGGGCCTGCAGCAGGATGTTCACGCCCCACTGGCCAGCGTGCAGGCGCATCGGCCGCGTCCATTCCTCCATAGTGAACCCAAGGCGGCTGGAGGCGTCTTTGATCACCTTGGCCTGCCTGAGCTTCACATTGGCGAAGCGCTCGCCAGCGGCCTTCGTAATGGACCCTGCGGCCTTCTTGTCGGTCACCAGCAGCTTGGCCATGTAAGCCTCGGTCCACAGGGAGCCCCCAATGGCCAGCGCGGCGTCACGGTGGGTGTGTTCGAGGGCCACGCTGTTGAGCGCAGGCATGAGGCACGCCAGTGCGATCACCTCGGGCTGCAGGCCCCTAAGGACACGTTGGAGCCGGAACTCCATGCTGTCGGAGCGGAGCTTGTGGCTGTTGTTCAATGCATCAACGACACCAGCCGTCACGGCCTTAAGGCTGCGCTCGGTGAGCTTGCGTGCACCTAGGGTGCTGCTGAAGCCTTCGTTGGTCCTAGCTCTTGTGTCTTGGGTGTTGATCTTTTTAACGGCTAGATCGAATTCCAGAGTAGACGGAATGGCGTTCATCGGGGAACAGTTCCTTTTGTCTTGGCTAAACCCCCTGAGGCTTAGCGGCTAACTCATTGACAGAACAGCAGATGTGCCTTCTGGGAAGTCTTTTGACAGGTGGAAGGTATTAGAGCCGCAAAAGGGCCCGCCGTAGCGAGCCCGGTTGCTTGTATAGGTCAGAAAATTACGTTTACAAGGGGAAGTATGTTGACAGCGGTTTTGCAGACCGGCGCGTAACCACTCCGCCACGTGGCCCCATTGGTAAGAGCCTGTATCAGTTGACTTTCTTGAAAGCAACCACTTCCGACACATGGCCAATAGCTGGCGTGCCCCCAAGCGTTGGGGTGAGAAATTCGACAGCTTGGACGAGGTTTTCGCTCTCGACGTGAACGTACTTCTCGGTCGTCTTGTAGCTCTTATGTCCCATGAATGATTGGATATTTGCCGGGGGCATGCCTTGCTTGGTCAGGTAGGTCGCAGCCGCGTGACGTGCGCCATAAAGCGTTAGGGACGGCGGCAACCCAAGCAAATCCCGTGCAGTGTCAAACCTAGTGCGCGAGCGACTGTAGTTTGGTCTCCAATCGTTCCCGATTAGTGCTCGTACCTCTCGCGCCAGCGCAGGCGGAATAGGGATGTCTCTGGGATGATTTGTCTTGGTCCGATCCAGCTTGATCCAACCCACCTCGGTACCATTTCCAGCCTTGCTGAAGGTGATCATGTGAGGCTCCAGCCCTGCGAATTCTGACCAGCGCATGCCACTCGCACAGAGGGTCCGAACGATCAGCGCTTCCTCGGGCCAGCCCTGCTCCAGGTAATGGCGCACGAGGAGAGCTTGCTGGTCCATGGTCATAAAGTAGATGCGGGTTTCGATGATCTGCGCCCACGGCACCTCGGGCACCCTGAAGTCCCCATAGACCTTCGGGCGCGACGCGGCCCACGTCAGGACGGCGCTGGCCATGGTCAGGTAGCCGTTGATGGTGCGCCCCCGGAGCTTGCCAGTGTCGTTGCGGCGGTTGATCACCTTGCGCTTGCGCAGGGCCGCCACAAGCCCGTCTAGGTCCTCTGTGCTGACGTGCGCGACCGGCAGGTGCCCAATGTGCTCAATGACCCAGTCGAGCCTACGCTGCCCGCTGACGTCCCTGCCAGCCAGCCAAACGTCATGCTTGGCTCGCATGTCCTCGGCCGCCTCTTTGAACGAGGGGCCCTTGGCTTCCTCGGCTGACTGTTGGGGCCAGAGGCCGGTCGCACGCGCGTATGTCTCTGCAGCTTCGGCCTCGGCCTTGCTGTCGAATGCACGACGCATGCGCTTCTCAGGTTGCCCCTTGACGCGCCACCAGAAGTCCACGGCCCATCGGCCCGTATGCTTCTTCGTGCGGCTGTCTCGTTCTGCGAATGCCATATCAACGCCTCCAGTAGCAGCGAATGATTTCTGCGATAATGAACGCCAGCACAAAGCCCGCCACTTCATAACCAAGGGCGTGCATGTGATCAGGCCTTGCAATAAGAGCGCAGCACGGTGACCCACTGCCGCACCAGCGCGCGGCCTTTGGGCGTCACCTTGACGTTATGCTTGCGAAGGTCGAACGGGTCGCGCTCGTTGGTGACCAGCGCGAGGCCTTCTTCTTTGTGTCGGTTGATTGAGCCGATGTCGAGAATGTTGCGCGTCATGACACTAGGCGCGATGTCGCCAATGCCAGCGTATTCGTTGACGCCTAAGCCTTCTTCCTCGGCGATGAGCAGGAACGTGCGCAGGTAGCTAAGGGGCACGTTGGGACGCATGGTATAAAAAGGCTCTAATGCAAGTCGGAGCGCGCGAGCGGCTGCGCGTTCTTCGTCGGAAAGGGTTGGCTTAAAACTCTGGTGCGCGGGCATTGTTACTGTTCCTTAGATGAAACCCGGGGAACTATATGCTCCCCGGGAATTCGGTTGTCAACTTAGCAGCTTCAGGCAGGCACTTAAGTCTTCTGACATAAAGGGCAGAAGAATGAGTAAGCCATGCCACATGAACAGCGCTGGTACCTTCTCCTGGACCTCCAGGTCAAGCTCGCCAGTCGCATCATGTGTTTCGATCACCGTCGCAGTAATCCCCATTGGCACTTCACCCCAAGGGGTTTCGTAAGGTCTGTGAAAGGTAAAGCGTGTACCCACTGCGATGCACGGCGCAACGCTGTCGTTGTCGATAATGGTCGAGATAAGTTGGCCGTTCTCGTCAATGGTGATGATTGGTCGCATATTCCCATAATGCCTTCCCCGAGGCCTTAAACTGGCAGCATGCCGCGTGTGCGCCGGAATTGTCTTGCTCTAAAAGCACTAACCCAAATCAGGCACAAGTGTGATTGGCGCACAGTTGGATACTGATTTTGCGTTCCGTAGTTTTACTGCGGCATATGCACTATAGCGTGAATTGCCTACGTGCGGTTGAAGCTGCAGCCATCCAAGCGCGGTCGCTGTTAGTGTAAGAGCCTAGGCGCTGCGAAGGCCTACGCGGGCGCGCTGGCGTGATAATCCAGAGCAAGCCCTCGTCGTCTTCTTCAATTCGAAACCCAGCCTGTTGGGCTTCTAATGCGTATTGAGCAACGGTCGTCATTACATCCCTTTCTGTATTCCCCATTGCCTCAAGGCGCGTAGGCTTTCACCGCGCGCCGTAAGGTCTCGTTTGATTGCGTGGTTAGTCGCGATGCTTGTCCGCGATACGCTTCCACGTTTCGTCAATAAGGTCAGTGCGGCGCGCAATGACGCCTAGCGTGCCCCCTAGGTGATGCTTGGCGGCAAACGCCTTGCGCGCTTCCCATGACGTTTCGGCCGCGATGGTCTCAACGGGGATAGGGTGACCCGGGGCAAAGCATTCGTAATTCGGCATGGCCTAGGCGCCCTTAATGATGCAGCGACCATCGGCAAACCATGTCGCGGTGATCTTGCCTGAGGGGAAGGCGTCGCGGACTGCAGCGCCTGTGATATCGATAATGGGACGCGCGGCAGTGCCTGCGACCGTTGTGCGCTCGCTACGTGGCAACGTCTGCCATTCGCCTTCGCTGGTCACAGCGAGATGCAAGCGGCCTTCGGACCACGTTCGCATGACGAAGGCACCGTGCACGAAACCATGATCGATTAGGCGCTTGCCCTCTAGCCAAATGCGCGTGCCTTCCCCCGCGCGCGTCTTACCTAGTGTGTGATTGAATGTTGCCATGTGACGTCCTTTTCGGTTCCTAGTAATGCCTCAAGGCACGTAGGCTTTCGCCGCGTGCCGTAAGGTCTCAATGTGTCGCGCGTCAATGCACGAATAGCGAAAGCAGTAGAAGCAACAGCGCGAGCGTTAGGAGCATCGCTAGGCCACACAATCGTTCGGTGATCATGTGTTAGCGACCTTTCAAAAGGCGATGGATAGCCTTTGCCTCAGCCGCTCCAATCTTGCGGCCTGATCTATTCGACGACGCTATGGCCTTCTCTACGGCTTGCGCGTTGTAACCATGCCGACCACTGTCAACAGGTGCCGCAGGTATCACAGCGCCATTCGAGCACGTGAAGTGCCACGGCTTAGCGTTGCGCAAGCAATATCCGCACGTGAAGTTGCTTTCGCATTTACATTCGATGTTCTTTGCCACGTTCGCTCCTCAAAGCAGATTGATGATTGCGCCCGCGCCATAGACCATTGCGCCAAGCCATAGGGTGATTAGGAACGCCGCGTGCCATGTGTCCCCGGTCATGCTGCAGCCCTCGCATTGAACGCGTTAACCTTGCCTGCAGCGCCGTGCGCAACGATTGCGATATCAACCTTTGCCTTGGCACCATTGCCGCCACATGCCTTGCACGCGGAGCAATTCGTTTTCGCACCAGCCTCTTTAGAAGCCGGACAAGCAATCTCGCGAGGGTTGAGGCGATCACCTTGGCGCATCACACGGAACGTGCGCCATCCTTGCGCCTTAGCTAATTCCTGCTCAAAGGCGCTATCGCATGACGCCATGCACAGGTCGCGCAAGTCGTCATTGGTGCGCCATTGATGAGTGTAGCCAGTGTGGCCCTCAGTGAACGCGACAAGGGCACGCCACACATGCGCGGGGACCGCTGCAGGATCGCCATAGCTGCCAAGGCGCACGACCTTGCCCGACAACGCGAGGGATGCCGCGTGCTCATTCAATTGGGGATACAGGCCACGTTGAGCCGACTTCCACACTACCAGCGGCGCTTGAAACACGGTGACATAGCACGACCGTTCCGAACCATCGTTGTTAGGTCCGCGATGGATGCACGTGCCGCAGATGCTGCGATCATTGCCTGACTTCACAGCGTCAACCGGGGACATGTCATCGCGCAAAATCCAAGTCTGCACTTCACTGCCCGTCTTACCGTTGCGGCTCCCGCGCGCCGTGCCAGTGGCAACAGCGATGATTGGCGCACCATCAAGCATTGAGGGGCCGCGATAGAAGATGAAACCATTCACTTGAGAGATAGCCATTACGTGGAAGCCTTTTGACAGTTGGAAGCTATTAGGACAAAGCGAAGGCGTTAGGCGGCAATCAAGATGCCGGGGAAGTCGGCTTCACAGCGGAGCGCAATGGCGTGTGCGGCTTCCTTTGCAGCTTCCGACGTCGTGAAGATGCGAAACTCTTGCGCCGCGCCTTGGGGCACGCGGCAACCGATCATGCGGCCCTTGTCGGCGCGCAAGGTGATCATGGGCAGATAGTTGATTGCGCCGTTGCGAACGATAGACTTGGAAGAAGCGTGCATCTTGATCATGGTCGAAACCCCGTTGCTCAGGCGCACTAGCTGCGCCGTTGGAATGTTTCTACGGGCTCGCAGCCCACGCGGTCTATAGCTGTTATCGCATGCCTCACATGCAAATCTGCCGTGACCCAGGTTTGCGGCCGATGAGCCCCTAGGAAGCCTTAGGAAGCCCGGGGAAGCATGGTCCGGCCTGAGGGCACATTGGTGCGCCTAGGCGTGCGCGAGCCCTTGGGGACGTCGGGAGACCATTGGGAGACCATTGGGGATTGAGTGGAGTTTCGCCCATAACAGGCCGATAACCCGCGAAGTCTGATAGGGCCTAGATGTAGTGGGTGGCCAGCCTCAGGCCCATAGGCGACCGATGCAACCTAGGTCGCGTGTGTGCGCCCATGCAACCTAGGCGGCCCATGCGAGCCCCTAGGCCAGCGGTCCTATCAACCGTTGAGTATGTAATGATATCAAAGGGTTAGCACCATGCTTGGGGCGATTGCTTGGGGCACGGCAGCGAAAATGGGTCCCCTTTCGGCCCATGGGACCCTTTTTGGGCGAAATCGTGTCGCGAATTCGAAAACTCGGACTAAACCCGCCGCCGCCTCCGCCCGGCTGACGACTGCACTGCTCGACCTTGGGGCCCCTGAGTTCCCTTGGGTCCCATCGGTTCCATCTCCAGGTCAAGGACCATCGGTTCCATCGGAGGACCCCGGTTCCATCGGGCCGGATCGAGCCGCGCTTGACCTCGGTTCCATCAGGATCGAGCCTCGCTATACCTAGGTACCGCTAGGAGGCTCAGAATATGCTCTTATTGAATGATATCAATGACTTATCAGTCAAGCATCAGGGGGTATAGAATGGGGAGCCATCGATGCTCCCTTAGTCCCCTAAGGGGAACCATAGTCCCCACTGAGGGAGTATATTTATATCAATCAAGATAGTACCTAAGGGTACATAAGGAGCCTCTCTTGCCCTTAGAGACTGCTACGTACGTCGACGATCTGGTGACGACAAACCCAGCGCCCTCGGACGGCATGAACAATGCTGACGACCATATGAGGATGATCAAGGCCACCCTGAAGAATACCTTCCCGGGCGGTGTTGGACCTCTGACTAACGAGGATGGTGGATTTACCGCTCAATCGGACGGTGCTTCTGCAAAGCCCGCCTACAGCTTCGCCAGTGAACCTACGCTCGGGTTCTTCCGCAGTGCTGCAGGCATTATCAGCGTCACTGGTGGGCAGTTGCTCGGCGGTGTTGAGACATGCGCTGTGCAGATGTTCCTCGCACCACCGGCTTCCCTAGGCACGGCTACGGCCGACACAGGCAAGCAGTGGCTGGAGCTTAACGGCGCGACCTACAACGTCACCGACTATCCCAAGCTCGCTGCGCGCCTCGGGGTCGCCTCAGGCACCTTCACGCTGCCCGACATGTACACCCTCGGCCGCTTCCCCCGCTCCCGCACTGCCGCTACGGCGGTGAGGACCGCGCAGGCGAACACCGTGGGTCCTCACACGCATCCCGACGTCACCCCGACGACGGCTGCGGAGACCCAAGACCATACGCACACGTTCTCAGGAACGACCGGCAACGACAGTCCTGATCACTCGCATGGATACAACGCTCCGACCGTGCCTTCATCGACTGGTGGCGGTCAGTTTTCCATGTCGATTGGTGGCGGATCAGGATCAACGGGTGGCGCTTCAACGCGACATCAGCATCCCTTCAACGGCACCACCGGAAGCCGCAGCGCTACGCACAATCACACGGTCACCGTGAGCACCCCGGCCAACATTGGCACGACCGAGACGCGCCCCGAGGCGCTGTCCTTCGTCTTCGCCGTCAAAACCTAATCGACCACGGCCCCCACCTCTGCTTCCATCAGTCTCCCTGCAACACTGTTGCTCCGAGGGACAGCGAAGTACGTGGGGGTCATCAGGACCAACGATGCCCATAGTGCGACTTCGGGATGTTGCCAAGACTGGCATCGTCACCGACCAAGACCCTTACAACCTTCCTGTCGGCGCATTCTCCGCAGGCGTGAACGTAAGGTTCAGGAACAACAAGATTTCATCTGCTCCGGTCTTCCGCTCCGTGAAGCAGCCTCTCGCCTACACCTTTCCGCGCTACGCCTTCACTGCAGGCCGCTCGCAGTCCAACAATGATCTGTTCTTGGGCTACAAGAATGGCCGCGTGACTTACTACTCGAACGGCGAAGAGACGGATTACTCTCCGACCGGCTATGCGGACGTCGAGGCCGAGGCCAACTGGACCTCGTACACCATCGGCAACTTGGTCTACGTCAATCGCGCTGATCGCCCGCCGTGGTATCTGCTGCCGACCGACAGTCAGTTCAAAGACCTCAGCGCCGCGACGTACGCGAGCCCTGCTGACAAATGGGACCCGACGTGGTCCGCACGCATCATCGCTCAGTGTGGTGGCGCTGTCGTCGCACTAAACGTGCAGAAGGGCGCTTCGTCTTTCCCCACAATGGTGAAGACCTCGTCCATCGTGTCAGACGGTCAGTATCCTGCGTCGTGGGATCAGACCCTACCGAACACGCTCGCCACAGAGAACATCCTGCAGGCAATGGATGGCGGCATCACTGACGCCTGTCAGCTAGGCAGCGACCTGATCATCTACGGTCAGCGTGAAGCTTGGCGAATGCACGCAGATGGTTCGACGTTTGTGTATTCGTACACGAAGCTTAGTTACGCGAAGGGTGTGCTGAACACCAACTGCTCCATCGAGCTTGATGGCAAGAACTACTGCTTCGGCATCGACGACATCTGGGTACACGACGGCATCTCTGAGCAGAGCCTATGCGACGAGAAGGTTCGCGACTTCATCTACGGCTCTCTGAACATCTCGCAGTCCGAAAAGTGCTGGGTGCAGTTCAATCCGCGCCTCAACGAGATCATGTTCGGCTACGTGTCGGGCGACCCTCTCGTGAACTTCAAGAACGTCAGCGGCTGCAATCGCTCCGCGACCTACAACATGACCACGCAGACGTGGACCTTCGACGACATGCCGTCCGTCTTCTCGTTTGACGATGGCCCGGTGTCGAACCTGCTCACCTACGAAACCGTCACCGCTACTTATGAAGAAATGGGCGGCTCGTATCAGGATCAAGAGGACGGAGGCAAGCGCATCACCGTAGCTGTAGGCGAAGCTTCGACCGAGTATGGTCTGCAGGCCTCGCTATACGCATTCGACGTTTACGGTGTCGGCTCAGTCGCTCCGTATCCTGTGGACGCAAACGCCACTGCGCCAGCGTACCTGGAGCGAACAGGCATCGACCTCGACGATTTGGGTGTCGACCTGAAAGCGTACAAGCTTCTCCGCACCATCTATCCGCAGGCGCGCGTAGATACATCAGGTGGCAACATGCTGCAGATCGCTGTCGGCACTTCTGACGACGTCAACAGCACCGATGCGACCTATGGCCCGTGGCAACCCTTCGACGGCAAAGAGTTCTACAAGGTAGACGTCAACGCTGCAGGCAAGTGGCTGGCAGTGAAAATCCAGTGGAACGACTACCGCGAGTTCTCGATCACAGGTTTCGACCTTGATGTCATGACCACAGGACATCGCTAATGGCGAATACGGTTACCTACGTTCCTAGGCCGATGCCTACGCTCGGAGGCGACGCCATCTTCCTTCAACAGGAGTTGGCGGCCATCTCGCAGAGCATCAAAACCATCGTCCGCGAAATCGAAGAGTTGAAAGCTCTCCTCGTAGCGCACGGAATCACATGAACGACTTTGAGTTTGTCGGGCGGTCTACAGCACATGAGACCCCCGACTACTCTTTCGTCCTCGACGAGTACAGACGACCAGACGGTGAGCAGTTTCTTCTCGCGCACCTGACGTTCTCCCGCTTCACACCCTCGGTGTTCAAGAAGCTCCTGTGCGAATGGCGAACCTTTAGAAGGCACACCACTGCACCCCTCTTCGCTTGCCCTGAGCATGACGACGAGAAGTGGCACAGGTTCGTCACTCGGACAGGATGGAAGTATCTTCTTCACATCAAATGCAACAACGGAGCCGTAAGGCCCCTCTACATTCATAGGACCACATGTCCCTAGGACCTTCTACCGACAAAACGGAATCGTCGCAGACGTCCCCTTGGGGCCCGCAGGCCGATGCGCTGACGCAAGCTTTCCAGCAGGCGCAGAACGCGTACCAGCAGACGCAGAGTGGCGGCGCTCCCAAGCTCCCGACTGACTTCACTGCCGGTGCGAACCAGAACCAGCAGAACACCTACCAGCAGGCCATCGACTTCTCGAACGGCAACGCTGGCACGGCCCAGAGCCAGATCGGCGCAGGCCAGACCGCGATGAACAGCGGTCAGACCAACATCAACAACGCGACCAATGGTCTGAACAGCTTCAGTTCGGTCAACTCGAACAATCCGCAGTCGCTGATCGACGCCGCGAATTCGTATGCTTCAGGTCAGAACATCCCGGCGCAGGTTAAGCTTGCGATGCAGGGTGCGACCGAACAGGCACGTGACGTCACGATGCCGGGCATTACGCAGGCTGCGGCCAACAGCGGCAACGCCAACTCCTCGCGTGCAGGTATCGCGGACGGTCTCGTCCAGCGTGGCCTCGCTGAGCAGTCGGCCAACCTATCGGGCACCTTGCAGTCGCAGGCGTACCAGAATGGTCTCACGCTCGCGCAGCAGCAGGCTCAGAACAACAACGTCAATCAACTGACCGCGCTCAGCCAGCAGGGCAACCTCGGTGTGAACTCGCTCAACAGCGGCAACACAGGCGTCAACAGCGGCGTCACCAACGAGAGCAACGTGCTCAACATCGGAAACGGTGGCGGCACGGGCCAGCAGAACGCAACGCAGGCTGATCTGACGAACCAGCTTCAGCAGTATCAGCAGGGCCAGACCGCGCCTTACACGAGCCTGCAGCAGCTTATGGGCATCATCGGCTCGCAGAACTGGGGCAGCAACTCGACCGGAACTTCGCATACCGAAAGCGACCCGGGCCTCCTCGCCATCGCTGGTGGTCTGCTCGGCACTGCTACCGGCGTGAAGAAACTCTTCTAACATGGCAGACAACACCTCAGCGTGGATGGACTTCGCCCAGCGTCCCTACGATGAGGGAGGTCTGGGCCTAGCCAAGCATCAGGCTGCTGGCATCGTCGGCAACCTGCAGAACGAGAGCGGCCAAGGCATCACGCCTTGGGGCGTCTCAGGCGACAACGGTACGGCACAGGGCTCAGCCCAGTGGCGACTGGATCGGCTGGACAGGCTCAAGTCGATGTATCCCGACACGTATCAGACGCCGGAAGCCCAGATGGCTTTCATGCGTCACGAACTCGATACGACGCACAACTCTGCTTACAAAGCGATACAGGCGTCCACCTCTCCCGAGGAAGCTGCACGCGCCTTCAACGCCAAGTACGAAATCTCTGCGGACACCACGGGCAACCGTGCTGCCTCGGCTCGACGAGTATACGGCGGTGAAGACCTCGCAGACGCAGGTGCTCCTCCAGGTACGAGCTACACACAGAAAGGACCGGGCGTGCCCGCACTAAGCCCCGACAATACCATGGGCCCCGGCGCTCTCTCTTCGCAGCCCGAGGACCCTTGGGACCGACGCGCAGAAGGTATCTCGCAGATCGGCGCATCCCTCGCAGGCATCGTCAATCCGGCGCAGGCTGCTGCGATCAACTCAGCGATCACGGCTGACCACACCGACCGCAACACCAGAACGCAACAGGCGCTCATGGCGAAGGTCTACGGTCAGCGTATGGCCAAGGACGCTCAGGGCTCGTGGACGAGCCACGTGATGCCCAACGGTCAGGTGATGCAGACGAACACCAACGGCCAGACGCGCATGATTGATGGCAACTGGTCGAAAGACGGCACCGCCTCCTCGCAGGCTCCTCAGATGGTCCCCGTGTGGGGTGATACTAAGGTGCTTGGTGATGATCCGACGAAGCGCACTCCCGAACAGGAGAAGGCCTACTTTGCCACCATGAAGCCCGCTGAGGCTGCGATGGTGAATGGTCTTCTCGACAACTCGCTACCGCCTCCGACTGCAGCCGCTATGGCTAAGAAGGACAGTCCGTATCCTGCGGCATTCGCTGCCGCCAAGTTGATTGACCCGACACTCGACAGCACCACCTATGGCGCTCGCGTGGCGGGACAGAAGGACATGGCGACCAAGGGTGCCGAAAGCGCCCGTGCGTTGAACCAGACCATCTCTCACCAAAGTGAAGCGTTGATTGGTGCAATGAAGGGTCTCGGCAACGGCGACACGCCTCTCTGGAACCGCGCGAAGAACGTGTGGAGCGAGGAAGTCTCTGGTAGCGGCGCGGTCCCCGGCTTCCGAACTGCCGCGCACGCGGTGGTCGACGAGCTTGGCAAAGTCTTCAAGCAGAACAACCTCTCGGATACAGAAATTCGTAAGTGGGAGGAGAACCTTCCCCCGAGTATGTCACCGGAGCAACAGCGCACGCAGATTGCAGCGTTCCAAACGCTCATGCACGGCGCGATGTCAGCATTGGAAGACAAGCGAAAGACGCAGATCGGCGCTCGCGCTGCTGCAAAACTTCCGCCTCTTCTGAGTGAAGATGGCGCGAAGGGTCTCCAGAAGCTGGAAGAGTTCGCTCATCCGAAAGCGGACAAGCCTAGCGCAGACAAACGTCCATCGCTGGACAGCATCTTCAACTAAGGAAAACTGAATGGCCGACGTAACAGCGGACCAAATCTCGCAGGCCCGCGCGGCTGGCTATTCTGACGACGAAATCGTGAGCCATCTCGCGTCCAAGGCCCCTGAGAAATTCAAGGCGGCGAAGGACGCGGGATACTCCGCTGGTGAAATCCTCTCGCACTTCGGCGCAGCCAAGACGGCTTCCAAGCCAACTACGGCTCCCACCGCACCAGAGGCTTCCACCGACGAACCAAGCATGCTGTCCGACATCGCGTCGGGTGCACGGCACGGCTACAACGAAATGGTTCGAGGCGTACAGTCCTCACGTAAGAATATTCTCGGCAGCGACGTCAACGACGCACCTGTCGACCCCGACTACAAACCGGCCAACGTCACCAACGGCTCGTGGAATCCACTCAAGTGGAGCCCGCGCCAGATACCGAAGCTCATTGCTGAGCAAGCGCCTATCGCTGCTACGTCAGCGGCTGGTGCGGCGGTCGGTGACCTCCTCGGCCCGGTTGGGGCAATCGCAGGCGGCGTAGCGCCTCTCGCCCTCTCCACGGCGGGCGACAACGTCAAGGCTCGCGCAGTTGCCCGCTCGGGTGACCAGAACGCAGTCCCTAACGACGAAGACAAAGCCATCGGCATCGGCACCACGCTCGCTGCAGCCGTCCCCGGCTCGATCATGCATGCACCAGGTATTGGCAATGCGGTCGGCGCTGGATTGAACGGCCTCGGTCGTGTGGCGACTAACTTGCTCACTCGCGGTGCCGTAGGCGCTGGCGGCGGCGTAGCGCAGAACGCTATCACGCAGGCCGGTACCAAGATTGGCACCGACGTCCCCTTCGACCCCTCGGCTCTCCCTGAGGCGGCTGTCGGCGGCGCAGCAAGCGTCTCGCCTCATGTGCTCCCCGCAGTCGCTGCAGGCGCTCGTGCTATCCGCATGGGCAAGTACAACGCTGACCCGGAAGCTGCGGCCAACTACGCCACTCGCTTGCAGAACACAGGTCTCGACCTCGCGAACATTCACGAGGCGGCACAGGCGCACCAGAAGGTGATGGCTGACACGCACGGCGAACTCAAAGCCGCGCTGGACAAGGTCTCGCAGCAGAAGACGCTGACGCCTGAAGAGACGAACGCAGTCGCATCCGTCCGACGTGGTGATCAGATCACCCCGAAGGATATGGAGCACCTGACGACCGCAACGGCCAATGCTCCCGATGGCGCCAACGCTCACTTCCTCGCTCGCGCGCTGAAGACCGGGCAGCAGGCTCAAGAGGAAGGCGCGTTCGATCCCAAGACTGGCTGGCAAGGCTCCGCTACTGGCGGAATGAAGAACGTCGTGCGCGGCGTCTTCAACCCTTGGCACATTGGCGGCACGATGGCAGGCCTCGGCGCTCTCGCGTTCGGTATGCCTCACGTCTCTGGTGCAGTCGGCGGCGGCCTCATGGGCGGCCTCGGTATCGGCCTCGGTGGTGCGCGTCTCCTCGACAGCGTCACTGGTGGATCACGACCGGCTGCAAACTTCGCCAAGACGTTCGCAGATCACAACGCAGAGCTACGCAAGGCCACGACGCCTCCTCCGATCCCGCAGCAGCCTCCTCCGCTGCCGCAGCCGACCAACGCACCTTGGGGCCCTCGGCCTCCTGCGACTGGTCCTACGGGTCCGCAGGTTGCTCCTCCGGGTGCTCCTCCGCCTGCCGCGCCTCAGTTCAACCCGATGGCGCTGCAGATGCTGAAGAAGCAACTGGCAACACCTTTACCTGGTGCGCCTGAACCTCCGGCTCCCCCGGCCCCTGCGATGCCTGAGTTCAATCCCATGGCGTTGCAGATGCTGAAGCAGAAGCTGAAGGCAGGCCTCCCGCCTGAGCCTCAGCCTGAACCTGCTCCGCCTCCGGCACCGCCTGCTAAGCCGGACATCAGTCCGACCGCTCTCGCGATGCTGAAGCAGAAGCTGAAGACAGGCCTCCCGCCTGTTGAAGCTCCTCCGGCTGAAGCTCCGCCTGCGGCTCCCGCAGCGCCTGAGTTCAACCCGACTGCTCTGGCTATGTTGAAGCAGAAGCTGAAGGCCGGTCTCCCTCCCGAACCGGGTGCGGAGAATGCTGCGCCTGCTGCTCCGATCAAGATCAGCAAGAGCAATGGCAAGGTGAAGACTGAAGCCCCCAAGGCTGAAGAGGCACCGAAGGCCAGCGCGTACGAGCCGCTCGACGAGGCTAAACTGTATCCTGCGGACATCTCTGCTCAGGCGTATGCCTCGCACGAGATGGCTGGCTACGGAGCAAAGAGCCCGAAGTATCGCATCAAGGCTGAGCAGTCTGCGCAGAAGCGTATCGACGCAGAGAAGACGCTGGTCTCGCAGTATCCTGAGTTCTCGGCTGCCATCAAGGGACTGGTTCGCCAGCTTCACAAGATTGGCTCGAACACGAAGGAACGCGACAAGGCTGTCGACCACTACTCGGACTTTCTATCGCCCGAGGCGGCGGCAGCAGTCCAGAGCGCCTTCAAGTAAGGAAGACAAATGACCGACGACGTGAGTGAGAAGGCTTCGGTCTTCTCGCTTGCGGCGAAGGCTGCGTGGCAAGACGAAGATTTCCGCATCAAGATGAAGCTGCGGGACATGCAGCTAAAACTCGACCGCAAAATCGACCCACAGAAATTCAAACGCACTGGCGTCCCCAACGGTTCTACTCGCGCGAAAGCCGAGAAGAAGTGGGCGAAAGCTCGTGCGCTTGCAGACAGGTTTATCCAGATCATGACCGACACTGGCCAGCTTGCCCCCGAAGAGGACCGCGTCCTCGACGCGAATGGCGAGTGGATCACTATTCCCAACGACGAAGCTGCGATGGCCAAAGCAGCTTTGCGAGAGATGTTCATTCTCGCGGTTGGCCCGACCGAACAGAAGACCAAGGTATCAGCCGCCAACACTGTGCTCGCCTATACGAAGTCGAAACCTGAGAGCAAGTCCAAGTTGACGCTCAGCAAGGCCGAAGACTTCCTCGACGAGATTTCTGGTGACTGAGTTATCCGACAAGCAGAGGGCGGCGCGCAAGCGCCTCCTCGACGACTTCGAATTCTACGCTGCCAAGTGTGTGAAGATCAGAACGAAGAAGGGTAAGATTGCCCCACTCGTTCTGAACCGAGTGCAGAAGCGCTTCCTTGAAGAGTTGCTGCAGCAGTGGGAAGAAACAGGAAAGGTCCGGTTCGTCGTGCTCAAGGCACGTCAGCAGGGTCTCTCCACCGTCATCTCAGCATTCCAGTATTGGTGGTTGTCTCAGCGCAAGGCCCAGAAGGGTCTCGTGATGGCGCACGAAGGCGACAGCACCACGGCTCTGCTCGATATGTATCGACGCATCCACGACAACGTCCCTGACATCGTCCGTCCGTCGACGAAGTATCTCTCGCGTAACGAGTTGAACTTCGACAAGCTCGACAGCGGCATGCGCGTTGCTACGGCAGGTGGCCGAGGCATCGCACGCGGCGAAACGCTTACGTTCGCGCATCTCTCTGAGGTGGCGTTCTGGCCCGTCGCATTCGCTAACACAAACTTCAACGGTCTAGTGCAGGCCATCCCCGAAGAGAACGACACGTTCCTCTTCCTGGAGAGCACGGCACAAGGTGTGACCGGCAAGTTCTACGAGATGTATCAAGGCGCAGTTCGCCGCGACCATCTATGGAACGGGTACGAGGTGTTTTTCAGCGCTTGGTTCGAAACGGATGAATACCGTGAGACCGCGCCCGCAGACTTTGTGCGAACACCCGAAGAAGAAAAGATGATGGAGCTATTCGCTCCGCTTCTGAACTCCAACGACCAACTCTACTGGCGGCGTAAGAAAGTCGCGACCAGCGGTCTCGATCTGTTCAAGCAGGAATACCCGTCGACCGCCGAGGAAGCCTTCCTTAGCACTGGCCGACCAATATTCAACACCGAGAAGCTCAACGAGCGGCTGCAGAAAGCCAAGGCCAAGCCTCCGCTCAAGCAGATGACCGTCGCCGTCAAGTATGATCAGAAGACAGGCCAAGCCCTGCCTCTGCGCGTGCTTGAAGAAGACCGTCGTGGTGAGCTTCTGATCTATCACGAGCGCTCAGACAAAGAGACGTACACCATTGGTGCTGACGTCGGCATGGGCATCCGTGGCGGCGTGAAGGGCAAGAAGGAAGGCGACAGCAGTGTCGCACAAGTCCTAGACAGCAAGCGAAGGCAAGTGGCCGTCTGGCGTGGAATCATCCACCCCGACGAGTTCGCGAAGGTCCTCATCGCTCTCGGCTATCACTACAACAGCGCCACCATCGCTCCTGAGCGCAACAACCACGGTCTGGTGACATGCGTCGCCCTGCGTGATGCGAACTATCCCTACCTCTACACAGAGCAGCCTGAGGGCACTTTGGACGAGAGGGACAGCATCAACCTCGGCTTCTTCACTAGCGAGCGGACCAAACCCCTGATCATCGACAAGCTGCGCGAACTAGACCGCGACGGCGGCATCGAGATCAACGACCCCACGACCCTGCAGGAGATGATGACGTTCGTCGTCACCGAGGCCGGGAAGATGGAGGCCGAGGGTGGCACTCACGACGACACGGTCATGGCGCTCGCAATCGCAGCGTACGTCTCCGAGGACGTGTGGACGCCGGTCGAAGTCACCGACGACTACTACGTTCAAGCCATCTAACAAAGGAAACCTATGGCGACAACTCGCCCCCTAAGTCCCGAGGATATTGTCGCCCGGGTCTCCCAGAAGCAGATGACCGCTTCTGGCTTCTATGACAGCCGATTGGCGCTGGAGCGCACGCGGGTCACGAAGTATCTGAACGGCGAGCTTCCCCGGCGCACCACCGAGGGCTCGTCCTCGTACGTGGCCAGCGACGTCTACGACAGCGTCGAGATGATGCGCGCTCAGTTGCAGGAGGTCTTCTCCGGTGGCGAGGACATCGCGAAATTCGATCCCGACCAGTACATGAATGCGGAGAACTGTCGCGTCGCTACTGAGGCCGCACGCTACGTCATCTATCGCGAGAACGACGGCTTCAACATCTTCGGCAGTGTCATCTATGACGGGCTCGTGGCCCGCGCTGGCGTTGCGAAGGTGTTCTGGGAAGAGAAGTACAAATACTCGGACGAAGAGTTCGAGGGCATCAGCCACGACGACGCGCAGGCTCTCGCCTCGCACGACGAGGTAGACACCTTCGACGCCGAGGAACAGCCAGACGGCACCTTCAAGGGAACGCTCACGCGCAAGCAGGACGTCTCACAGGTCTCCATCGTTCCTATCGCTCCCGAAGAGTTTCTGATCGAGAGCATCGCGACAGGCATCCCGAAGGCTCAGTATTGCGGTCACCGCACGCCGAAGACGAAGGCTGAGCTGATCGAGATGGGCGTAGACCCGAAGCTTGTTGCGTCCCTTCCGGCCGATGACGCTCGGGCTCTGATGTTCTCTCCTGAGGTTCTCGCGCGCACTTCGCCCACCCGGCAGAACGACGTCTCCGACGATCCGATCCAAGACGAACTCGAATACATCGTCTACTACGAGAACTTCGTGCGCATGCAGATCGACCCCGCCAAGGGCGTCCGTCTCTACAAAATCTGCATCGCTGGTGACAAGCTGCTCTATCCGCCTGAGGAAGTCGACAAGGCTCCCTTCATCGCGTATGTGCCGCTGCCGGTCAGCCACGTGTTCTATGGCAACAACTTCGCACAGCGTGTGATCCACACTCAGAACGCCCGCACGGTCCTATTCCGTGGCGTCTTGGACCACACCGCCATCACGACCAACCCACGATGGGCTGTGGTCAACGGTGGCCTGATGAACCCGCGTGAGCTTCTCGACAACCGCCTCGGTGGTGTCGTGAACGTCCGCAGGCCCGACAGTGTGCAGCCCTTCCAGCAGGCCAACCTGAACCCGTACGTCTTCAACGTGCTGGGCATGCTGAACGACAACAACGAGAAGTCCACGGGCATCTCAGCGCTGTCGCAGGGCCTCGACAAGAGCGCCATCTCGACCCAGAACTCCAAGGGTCTTGTGGACACGATGATGAAGGTTAGCAGCATCCGCCAGAAGATCATGGCGCGCAACTTCGCTAACAACTTCCTCGTGCCTCTGATGCTTGAGGTCATTCGCCTGCTCATCGAGAACCATCAGGATGAGAAGGTCATTGAAGTCGCAGGTAAGCCGCTCGGGTTCACACCCAAGCAGTGGACTGAGCGTACGTCCTGCACTGTGATCCCGCAACTCGGGTACGGTGAGAAGGATCAGGCCGCTATGGACCTCATGCAGGGCTACGAAGCCATGGCAAAGGACCCCGGCTTGGGTGGCATGTTCGGTCAGAAGGGCCGGTTCGCCATGCTCAGCGACATCGCGAAGCTCAAAGGCTTCACGAACTTCAACTCGTATCTCGATCCCAACGCACCGCCTCCGGGTCCCGACCCGATCAAGATGGGTGAACTCCAGGTCAAGCAGCAGACTGCAAAGACTGCTCAGGACGCACTCACCATCAAGCAGGCCGACGCCAGCCGACTGTTCGCCTTGGATCAAGCCAAGACGATGCAGCAGGACCAGCAGCTTGCTCTGGCCGCCGACAACCAGTCCCGCACGAACGATCGGCAGGATGCAGAGACACGTGCTCGCATCATTCACGACGCTCAGGAACTGGCTCTGGAGGAGGACAAGATCAACAAGGACCACGAGGCCAAGATGAAAGCCGCATCACGACCAGCGGCTTCCAAGGCAGCTTAAGGACTAAATGGACGACGCAACGATCCTCGAACTGGGAGGCTTCTGTACGGAGCTTCTCAGTTCTGAGGCGTTCGCGGCGCTCACTGCAATGTATTCCCAGCAGTGCGCCACGGACATCCTCAACACTGACCCGAAGAACGCCAAAGAACGCGAAGGCATTTATGCCGCCTACCAAGGTTTCTCAGGCTTCCTCGCGCTGACGCAGAAGTTCTCTGCCGCGCACACCAAACTAACTGAACAGAAGACGTCCGAGACCACCCCCGAAGTCGATGATTTCGACCATGAGGGCGTCCACGACATCTATAGGAATGACAACGACTGATGACGACGGCTATCAACTCTAACGACGCCGCATTGCACGTGGAATACCCGGAAGAGATCAACGATGACGATTTCGTTGCTGCTCTCCTTGGCGATGGTGATCCCGAAGAGGGTGACGACGCTTCTGCAAAGAAGCCATCGAAGAAAGAAACCGAAGCCGACGAAGACGAAGAGAACGCCAACGACGCCGAGAACGAGACCCCGGACGAGGACGCTGAAGACGAGCCATCCGAAGACGAGGAAGAGAACGAAGGCGACGAAGACGAAGAGAACGACAAGGACGAAGACGACAAACCGAAGCGCAAGTTTGCCGATGACAGTGACGAGACGTACGTCAAGGTCAAGGAAGGCGACACTGAGCATGAGGTTAAGGTCTCCGACCTGAAGCGTCTCTTTGGTCAAGAGGCTGCTCTCACCCGCAAGTCGCAAGAAGTCGCCACTGAGCGAGAGGTCGTAAACGCAAAGCGGACAGAGAATGTCACTGCGTACAACGCCCTCCTGCAGCGTGCGACTGCGCGAGCGGACAAATACCGCGCTCTGCCGTGGACCCAGTACATGAAGGACCCGAATATCCCCGCTGAGCATCTGCAGGAACTTACTGCAGAGGCGAACGAGGCTATTCAGGAAGAGACGTTCCTCAAGAACGAACTCACCTCCTACGTCGAAAAGATCAGCGCAGAGCAGAAGGAAGCAGCGAAGAAGCAGTCCGCTGAATGCCTGAAGGCTCTCAAGAACCCCGAGAGCCCGACGTTCATCAAGGGCTGGAATGACGCGGTCTACGCGGACATTCGCAACTTCGCAGTTGAGCAGGGCTTCGACGCAAAAGTCGTCACGTCCCTCAATGATCCCGCTGCTTTCAAAGTGCTGCACATGGCGATGCAGTTCAAGAACGGCACGAAGAAGGTCTTGACCAAGAAGGTGAACAAGACCCCGACGCGCATCGTGAAGAACTCTGCATCAACTCCTGCAGTTCGCGACAACGCAAAGAAAGTCACGGCCAAGTCGGCTGTGCAGAAGGCGAAGCAGTCAGGCTCTCAGGCCGACGCCGCCGAAGCATTCCTCGCCATGTTTGATGGCGAGTAACACACCACTACATTTGCAGAAGAGACTAAATTTCTAATGGCTCAGTTTCAGACTTATCAGATGGTCGGCATCAAGGAAGACGTGGCCGACGTCATCACCAACCTCTCCCCGCGCAAGACGCCCTTCATGTCGAGCATCGGCTCGGAGAAGGTCACCCAGCCGCTGTTCCAGTGGCAGGAAGACACGCTGCGCGCACCGGCTGTGAACGCTGCGGTCGAAGGCGCGGACCCGACCTTCATCACCGTCACCCCGACCACGATGAAGTCGAACTACACGCAAATCTTCACCGAGGCCGTTGTGGTCTCCGACCGTGCCGATGTCGTCTCGACCTACGGCCGGAAGAAAGAGTTCGCTTACCAGATGGCCAAGTCGGCTGCTCAGGTGAAGCGTGACGTGGAAATCGCCTACATCGGCCTCGCCGGTACCAAGGCTGCGGGTAACGGCACGACCGTTCCTTCGACCATGGATTCCGCGCAGGTCCAGATTGCCAGCGCCAACATCGTCCGCACCGCTGCGAACGGCGATCCGCTGACCGAACAGTTCCTCGTTCAGGCTCTACAGGCGGCGTTCATCAGCGGCGCTGAGCCGTCCCGCGTCATGGTGACCCCGACCAACTCGGTGACCCTCGCGGGCTTCGCTGCGGCTGCTGGTCGCTACCGGACCCTCTCGGGCTCCGATGCGAAGAAGCTGGTCAACGTGGTCAACCTGTATGTCTCGCCGTTCGGTGAGCAGAAGGTTGAGATCAATCGCTGGCTGAAGGATCAGAACACGCTGATCTACGAGCCCGACATGTGGGCCAAGCCGACCCTTCGTCCGTGGGAGCGCAAGAACCTCGCGAAGACTGGTGACAGCACCAAGGCCATGCTGCTGGGCGAGTTCTCGCTCAAGCACAAGAACAGCCTTGCGTCTGCGCTGATCGTCCAGAAGACCGCTGGCTTCTAAGGTCCAACAAATGGGGGCACGGGTAATTCCGTGTCCCTATTTTTGCTTTTGAGAATATGTCCAAAGAAACTTTCTACGAAGAACCCGTCCTACTCGACACCCTTGTCGCCTTCGACGAAGACCGCTCTACCAATGAACTGATCATTAAGCGGACGCAGGAAATCCCCGACGAATTCCTGACCAGTCTGCAGCATGAGCGCCTTGATAGCGTCGCCACCCCTGCGGGCGAGATGCACAAGGTAGCCAGCATCCCCGTCGAGGTAGTCGACGAACTTCTTCGCCTATACGGCTTCGACGTGATGACCGCTCCCGTTCGCGAGACGCTCAACATGCTGCGCCGTTACGCGCTCGACAAATTCATCACGACCAACAAACGCATCTAAGGATACCAAGGTGACCCTCGGTGAACTGAAGGCCCAATTCAAGGCGCTGTTGAACAACGGCATCGTCAACAACAACGCAGCGCTCGTCTCGACCTTCGTGAACCAAGGCATCCAGCGCATCCAGCGCGAACTCCGTGTCCCGTTCATGGAGAAGCAAATCCTGTACACCATCCCCGACAGCTACACGAAGCTTGGCATCCCGAGTGACCTCCTGCAGCTTATCTCGATCCAGGTAGACCGAGACGGGGATGGTGTCCTCGAATACGAACTACAGCGCGTCGATCTGAACCGCGTCATGGGCGCGTCGCAGGACGTTGGCCCTCCCTCGATCTACGCGCGCCAAGGTGCCGCTTGGTATCTGGGCCCTCGGCCCGTCGTGGGCGACAAAGTCCTCATCACCTATTACAGCGAATTCCCCGCGCTCGTTGCCGACACGGACAGCAACACGATGTCCAAGGTCGCATGGGACGCTGTGATCTACGCTGCTCTCGTGGCCGCGTCGTCGTATCTCAATGACGAACGCAAGGCCGGGTTCGAGCAAGACTTCCAGCGCATCATGGCGACCCTGCAGGACCAAGCGGACAGCGACGAGTTGACCGCAGATGCCGCAGTGCGTCCTGCGCTTTACTTTGACCGAGGCGATGAATGGTAAACCCGACGCCCACCAGCTTCTACGCTGATGGCACGGTCTATGACGAGGCAGAGGTGGTCACGAACGACCACCCGTCCTCCTCGCAGGCCAGTGCATCACCTAGCTCGTTCTTCACTGATGGTGGGCTGGTCGGTGCTGAAGACGTCACACATAGCGACGTCGCGCCTTCCGATACGCCCTCCCCGATGCCTAGCTCGTTCTTCACGGACGGCGGGCTCGTAGGTGCAGATACCGTAACGAACAACGACAACGTCCCAGACAACAGCCCCCGCCCTGCGCCGACCTCCTTCTATCCTGATGGCAATCTCTACGACTTCTTGTCGCAAGAGAGCGCAGTGGTCGCTCTGCTGCAGCAGCTTGCAGCCACAACGACGACCAACGCCAATGCCGCAGCCTCCTCGGCTTCCAACGCCTCCACCTCGGAGGCCCATGCTGCCGCTTCGGCTGCTCAGGCTGCTACGGCAGTGGAGAACGCTGCGGGCACGGCTACGCCTATTGTTGATGGCACAGCGGCTGTCGGCGCGAGCACCAAGTGGGCCCATGAGGACCACGTGCATCCTACGGACGCCTCGCGCGCCTCGGTGACTGCGCTCGGGCTCAAAGCGGACAAGACCTACGTCGATACGCAGGACGCCGCAGGCAAGACCTACACGGACGCTCAGGTGGCTCCGAAGGCCGACACGACCTACGTGGATACGCAGGACGCCCTCAAGGCGGATAAGACCTACGTGGATACGCAAGACGCCCTCAAGGCGGATAAGACCTACGTCGATACGCAGGACGCCAAGGCTGTTCGGTTCGACGCAGCGCAATCACTGACGGCTGCGCAGCAGCTGCAGGCACGCACTAACGTAAACATCGGTACAGGCGCAGGCCAGATCGGTGAACAAATTTCTGCTAGTGGCTCCACCACAAACCTAGTGACTGGTGTTGCACAGACCTGCTGCTCACTCTCGTTCCCTGTAGGGACTTGGGATGTACAGTGGTTCGTCGCGTTCGCAGGCGCTGGTGGAACAGCCACGTCAGACTGGACTTCGCAGCTAAGCAGCGCGCCAAATAGCGTAAGCACCGGCAACGTCATCTTCCTCAACTTACATACACGTATGCCGAACGCTAACGACTATGCCCTCGTGCACACACATCCGACCGCGCGCATTACGGTCGGCCCAAGCGCACAGACGCTCTACTTGTGTGCACAAGCACAGGTCAACGCAGGCACCGTATACGTCGCTAGTGGTTACCTGAGGGCCGTCCGCGTCTCCAACTAATTCAAGGACATCATGACCGCACTGAACCGCGAGGCGAGCATCAGCAAGACGCTCGGCTACGAAGGCGGCTACACGAACAACAAGAATGATCCAGGTCACGCGACCAACTGGGGAATCACGATTGCCGACGCTCGCCTGTACTGGAAGCACGACGCTTCACCCGCAGACGTCAGGAACATGCCCCGGTCAGTCGCCATCGGCATCTATCGCGACAAGTATTGGGCTGCGATGGGCTGCGATGAGCGCCCGCCCGGCCCCGACTTCGTAGACTTCGACTTCGGCGTCAACAGCGGCATCTCCCGGTCCCTCAAGCTCCGTAGGACCCTCGATGCAAGAAATCTGTCACCTATTTCTTACGTGAAGGCTCAGACCCGGGCCCGCATGGCCTTCCTGCAGAACCTCCGCACATGGCAGTTCTTCGGGAAGGGTTGGGGCCGCCGCGTCGCTGACGTGCAGGCCACTGGCGTGCGCATGGCCGTAGAGGCCGCAGGGAAACCTGTGGGACCCTCAATGGAGCGTAGGTCTGCTGAAGCCGCGTCCAAGGCGACCAAGCACACTGCAGGAGCTACGGCGACCGCAGGCTCCTCGCCTGTCTTGGCGCACCTCGGCGCCCTCGACACCTCGACCAAGGTTGGCCTGTGTGTCCTCGGGCTCGTTGTGGTCTTCGGCCTTCTCTATTTCATCTGGCACGCAGTGCACGCTTCGCACCTCGCTGCCGCCTACAAGGACCAAATCCCGTGCGAGCCTATCTCGACGACCTCTGGGACCGAATTGAAGTCCGATGGCACGCTATCGCCATCCTCCTCCTCGCTGCCGCCCCCGGCATCCTCGACTGGCTTGGTGTCATCGACCTCAAGCCCATCCTTATGCACGTTATGCCAGAGGCCGCTGCCGACATCATAGTCGGCTGTCTTCCCTTCGTGCTCGCCTTCGTGCGGCCAATGCTGGACGTGACGCCTGCCCCTAAGCCCCTTGAGGAAGACGAATGAACTTCCTCTGGAGCTTAGTGCTCAAGCTTCCGCAGTTGCTCTTGGGTCTCCTCAACAAGGCCCAAGACACTGCTCAGGTCCAAAGCAACAACGCCAAAGACGTCACCGTCGCCGCACTATCGGCAGACACTGCGCACTTCGCTGCAGTGAAGGACGTGACGATGGCTATGTTCTCGCATCCCATCTTCTGGGTTGCTTGGGGCCTCGGGGTCTTCCCCGTGCTGAGCTATCACTCACTCATCTTTTTCGTCAGCACGTTCCCGTATCTGTGGCAGTGGGCCACAGGCATCGACGCGAGCCATGCTGTCCTCCGGGTCCCTACGGAGGAGCTTAGCTATGGCCAGATGGTCGTCGGCTCAGTCTTCACCCTCACAGGGGCGTCAACTCTCGTAGCCGGGCTCACAGCCGCATGGACCAAGAGAATCTAATGGACACCGTAACCACTGCAGGCGCGGGCGCGATGGTCACCGCTCCTCTCTGGATCGACACGCTCAATCCGTACGTCCAGTTCACTGTCGCCGTCCTCGGCGGCGTGTGGATCGCGACCAAAATCGTCACCACCATTTACTCTACGTTCTTCAAGAAGGACTGATGCCTCAGAAAATGAGCGAGGGCTTCGGCACCTCGCAGGTTGCAGTAACGACTGCAGCTTCAAAGATTGTCCCCGGCGCGTCCGGTCGAGACACTGCCACTCTCTACAACACTGGCACCGCTACAGCCTACGTCGGCAACAGTGCGAACGTCACCACTTCCACAGGCTTTCCGATCATCGCCGGCGCAGCGCTTGTGATGAACTCCACGATTGACATCTACGCAATCGGCACGGCGGCCACGACCCTCGCAGTTATTCAGGAGGGCTAATGGCTCAGCTAATCCTACCTGGTAGCGCAGGCTTCGGCGGCGGCGCAGCCTCGCGCGGCAACACTGCCGTCTACATGGGCGACAGCCGTAACGCTCAGCGTTACTTGGATGGTCCCCAGAGGAACAAGAACTCTCAGAACTGGTCGGTCTGGATGGACGCCTACTTGCGCTCCATGGGCAAGCCTCTGACCATGCTGGGAAGCTTGGGTGTCTCAGGCACGCGCTCGGATCAGCATATCGCTACGCAGCTTGCGGCGGCCATTGCTCTGAACCCGGCCTTCATCTTCTGGCAAGGCTTCGTCAACGACATCGCGCAGCAGTATCCTACTGCAGGCACCTGTGTTGCTACCTGCTTCGCCAACTACAAGACCTTGGTGAAGACTGCCAACGCAGCCGGTATCACCTTCGTCCACATCTGGGAACGTGGCGCTGGCAACTTCAACGCCACGATGATCGGCAATCTGAACGACGTTAACCGTCTGGCTGCTGACTGGCTCGCGTGGGGTGAACCCGGCTACATGCCGAACGTCGTCGTAATCGACCCGACGCCTGTGCAGACCACTGTGTCGAGCAACGGCACCCTTGTGATCCCGAACTCTCAGGATCAGGTCCACGACAACATCCCCGGAGCGAAGCTCGGCGGCCTCATCGCAGCGAACAAGATTGCTTCGCATCTGCGCGAGCGTCCCGGCCACCGTCTGCGCAACCTCAGTCAGGCCAAAGTTGGCCTTGGTTCTCGCTCGCTGATCCCGGCGAACGCCGTGGGCTTCGCAGGCACCACTGTGGCTGCTACGGGCACGGGCAACACTGGCAGCGTTCCTCCCGGCTTGTCTCCTGTTAGCTGCTCTGGTGGCGTGACGGCTGCTTACAGCGTGCAGGCCACCTCGCCCGACGCCGATGGCAACACGTGGGGCAACGAGGTCAAGATTGTGGTCACCGCGACCGCTGCTGGCACGGCCGGTTGCCTAATCGCACTCGACCGCACCAGCCTCGCGATTGGCTCCATCGTCCGTGGTGGCATGGAGTACGACTGCGCCTCTGGCGCTACCGGCCTCTCGAACGCTTACGCAGACCTTGAGTGGTTTCCCAGCGGCTCGGGCGCAACGCCTCCCATGTACGACATGCTGCCTCCCGCAGCTACCGGATGGGGCAGTGATACGGGCGGCGAGACGAACCTTGTGCTGGAGCCGGATGCTCTCATCCTCACCACCTTCACAGGCACGCCTTTCACCAACCTCGCCTTCCGCGTTCAGATGAACGGCGCAGGCACTGCCACGTTCATCACCCGCAAATGGTGGTCTGAACTGGCCACCGCATAAGGATACAATGTCCCTCGACCTCTCCAAACTTCAAGACGCGATCACCCGCGTCGCCTCTCTGGCGGCCGACCGTGACGCAGCCAAGGCCGCTCAGGCGGTTGCTGAGGCCTCCGTGGCTTCGGCGCAGGCAGACATCGACGCTCTCACGGCCCAACTGGTGGCCGCTGTTAACAGCCCTGCGGAGGCCGTAGGACTCATTGCGGTCGCTGCGGCTCTAGTTGCCCCGGCTCCCGTCGTGGACGCCTCAGTGACTCCGGCTGTGGCCCCTACGCTGCCTCTCGGCCCTGTGGTCCCCGTGGCCACCTTCCTCCCGGGTGATCCCCGCGCGCCGAAGGCCTAAATCGAAAAATACCCCCAAGGAATCCCGTAATGGGTCCTTGGGGGTTTTTTGCGACTATAGGTCAGTCCACAGCCAGAGCAGCAGCGCGATCAGCGCGAGCCCGGGGCAGTCATAGAGAAGGCATAGGATCGCCATGAACGGCATCAATGCAATTCCTCACATTCGGTGTCTACGGTCTGCTCGTCGATCACAGCCCAGCTATCGTTGCTGTCAGCGTGAGCGAAAGCGGTGTCGCGTGAGGAGGCCTGCACAACAGCGTCTTCAACAACTCTGCGCCAGCGAATGACGCGGAAGGTTCTCAGTTCACTCATGAGGCAACAGCCGTCACGTATCGAAGCTTCATTTTTCGGTCGGTCTTCCACTTATGTGGGTAAGGGTAATCTGAGCCACGCTTGTTGCGCTCTCGGAAGAGGCTGCGTGCACAGTCCACGGCGATCACCGTGAACTTGATGTGGCTCCCGCCTGCCGCTGTGGACGCTGGGTCCCCAAGCTGCCACTGTCGCACAGGGTCCAGTTGGTCCCAGTTCTCAGCGACATACTTCGACATTGCATCGTACTCGTGGTCGGTCATGGGACCATCGTTGAGCACGTAATACATGTAGGCGGCCACGATGATCTTGCGAGCCGCGAGGTCGGGCTCTAGCCCCATTGGTCAGCCATGGCGTTCGCGATGCCTTGGTATGTGAGGCTCCGCATCTTCCATCGGTCCTCACCTGGAGGAGCCAGATGGACGGCCTGCTTCGGCTTGGCGTCGGCCTTCAGCCGCTTCGCCTTCCTGCAGGCGTCCCATGTCGCATAGGTCGGCACGAGAGCCGGTAGCTCACGGAGCCAGAGGCACGTGGCCTTCTGCTCGGGGTCACCGAACATCCAAGGCTGCACAGTCTGCGTCTGCTTCCCGCAGCCGATACGGTCCTTGGCGTAGCCCAGCATGATGGGGTTCTCACACGCCACCTTGCCGATCTGCTTCGTGGTCCAGAGCTTCTTGAAGAAGTCTGCGCCCCAGCGTAGCTCTTGCCAGCGCTCAGGGTCCGGGCCGTTCTCTTTCTTACCGTCGAGGTAGAGGTGCTTCGATGAACTGTTGGAGAGATAGGTGCATGGTGGATGAAAGATACCTAGGTCCCAGTCTCGGTCGAGAATGGTGAGGACGTCGCCTTGGTAGTGGTAAGGGCTGTCCGAGGGTTCGAGGTCGCACGACCATGCGTCGTGACCTTTGGCTCGGAATGCGTCTCTCACTCGCCCGCTGAATTCACAGCCAACGAGGACCCGCAGTTTGCGGGATGAAATGGTTACTCAGGCTTCGGAGGTTCGACCAACGTCGCCCAGTGGGTGTAGGCCAGTTCTGGATGCTCCAGCCAGCCTATGATGCTTGCGCTCATGCGCTCGACAACCCACTGATGCCTGTCGTCACGCCAGAGCCACACACGCTCGCCACGCGGCGGGTGGTTGTCCTTGGTGAGTTTATGAACTGTCATGCTGCTAGGGAAATGATCTGTGCTTGAAACTTCTGTTGAGGTTGCCGGTCGTAGCCTTCGGGACTGCGCATCTGCTCTTTGATGCGGTCAGTGCGTGCGGGCTGCTGAAGCTCCAGAATACGCTCCATCAGCTTGGGTACGCTGTCCTCGGGGATGATCACCTCGTTGCATCGGACCAGAGGCGCAGCGAAGTGCGCGAGGTCTTCGATACGGGTGATCTTGCGGTCAGTGAAGCAGGGCTTGGCATCAATCGCATTGAAGCCCCAGTCGATACTGCCGTGCTCTTGAATGAACACCTCGCGGCCCATGGCCTGCATGACGATCAGAGGGAATTCCGGTCGATAGTCGTGAGCGAACCTGTCGAACTCGAACTCGGTCATCCGGCTCATGGCGTACAGGTTCATACGCTCGTGGTGCATCGCCAGCCGCATGCGGTTCTGGAAGACGTCCTGCTCAGCGCTCAGCCGCCAGCCTGCTTGCTGCAGGCGGTATGTGTTTGTCTCCCACCCCGCCCACTCAACGCGGAGCGGACGGGACAGGAGGCGGGCATCACCCGATGTCGCGGAGGAGAACGCCATACTCGTCGCGCAGGTTGGACACGATGCGCTCGGCGTCAGCAATCTGCTTCAGCTTGGCCTTGATCTTCGACTTGGCGGCAGTCGCCTTCTCGTCGCTGAGTTCCTTGAGGGCTTCAGCTTCGACCTTCTTGATGTCAAACATTCGTATTCTCCGTGTAGCTCCACCAGTGCCTGAAGCCTAGTGCGAAGCTGCGGGTGCCGTAGACCAGAAGGTCCACGAGTTCGATTGGATAGGTGATGGGAAGCGTTGCGACCATGAGCGCCCGACGCAGCGTCAGGTTCTCAAGCTTCAGGATGCGTTGTGAGAGACCGAAGGCCCACTTCACAGGCGGTCAACCTTACGGGCGCCTTTGGCTTCCAGCTTGGTGCTGGCGAGCTTCTTGGGAGCCTCGGCCACAGGCTCCTCAGGCTTCTGCAGCAACTCTTGCTGCGCAATCAGCAACTCTTCGATACGCAGGAGCGCGTCGAGAATCTGCTGTTCGAGAGTGCGCTCGTGGTGCTGGGAGTGTGGGCGGTAGCGTTCAGCTAGTGACAATCTATCAGTCTCGCTTCAGATGTTGTGAGGAAGAGTTTCGCGGCCTTCACACGTTCGTCGGCCGTGTAGCGTTTGTCCCACCACCCGTCCCTGCGTAGGGCGTAGGTGGGGAAGTCGGCAGGCAAGACGATGTCTCCGTAGGCACTAACCCACAGCGACACCGTTCTCACGCACGTCCTATGGTGTTTATCCAGATGAAGGTGTCGCCTTTGCGCCACCAGCCGGAGGCCAGAAGGCCTTTGACCAACTCAGGGTCTTTGGTTGTGATGATCACTGCTGCGGTCGGCAACCAGGTATGAGCCTAAGGGGCCAGATGCACTCAGGTCCAGCGACTGCAGGCTCCTCAGCCACATACGGTACAGGCGGTGGAACATAAGCACGGGGCTTGCTGGGTCGAACATGCGTCACCTTCGGCTGCTGCGGTTTGAAGTCGGGCACGGTGATCTTCGGGAGCACAGGGGCGCTCGGGAACGCCTCGTGCGCCTGCCTGATGATCGCGGATGGGCTTGGCTGGACGATAGCGGAGTAGCTGCAGCTTCCAAGCCAAGCCAGCAGGCCGAAGACCGGGATGAAGAGAAGCTTCTTCATGCAACCTTCGTGACCTTGTACTTGGTGACCTCAGCGACCTTCGCCGTCACCTTCAGCACGATGCTCTCACCGCTGTATTCCTTCGCGGCTTCGATGGCCTCGGCCTCGGTCGCGTAGCCCTGCGGCACGCTGTTGTCGTCGGTCACGATGAAGGCGTCGGACGTCGTCGGTTCGTGCAGGACGTAGAATTTGCTCATAGGTTCTTCTCCCAATAGCAGGTGTGCCGGAAGCCCCAAGGGTGCTCCGGAGTGAACATGCGGTAACCGCACTTGATTAGGTTGTTGGCTGACGAAGGGTTGTCGGAGGTGTCGGTGATGATTCCGCGCATGCCGAGACGCCGCGCTTTCGCTTCACGTACTCGCACAAAGCGTCTCTGCAGGCGATGTCCACGATGCTCTTTCCGCACAGCCGCCCGCTTGAGATAACCAAGCGTTTCATCTGCATAAGTTGGTGTGAGACCGCAGAAACCGGCAAGCTCTCGTCGTTCATCAATTGCGAAAGCCAGCCACCAATGACCTCTTGCTGCCTCTTCTGCTGAAATGTTCGGAGCACTGTCTCCGAAGCATTCTTCGTGAAGCTCTCGGAGGAGGTCGACAATTTCTTCGTCGAGGCCATCAACCTCTCTGATACGATAGGCCATCTGCAACGATTGCAGGCGTCTCTACGCAGTCAGCCTGTGCGCCATCAGGAAACTCAGCGTCGATGATGATGTCGTCGCCGCTCCACATGGACACTCGGATGCCTGCAGCCTTCAGCACGCCCTCGATACGCTCACGAGCCTCTTCGCCCGTCAGCTTCTTAGGCGTCATAGAAGTTGGTCTCCACGGTGACCGTGTTGCGGCCACGGGACACCGTCTTCACGATGGCCACCGCGTCGATGCCGTAGCGTCCGCCTTCGTCCTGCAGATACTTGAAGGCGTCGGCTTCTGCAGCTTCCTTGGTCGCGAAGGGGCCCGCGAAGGCGCGCTCGTCCGGGCACAGATGCCAGAACTCACCGAAGGTCACGGGGGACGTCTCGCCCTCGATCACGGCGTTGTTCGATTGAATGTCGCTCATATTGTCTCTCAGTTTGTCGTAGAGGTTTACATCCGTGCCGCACTCAGGGCACGTCGAGCCCGGGACCCAGCCGCTCATGCTGCTTCCTTATGTCTGTCGTCGAACGTCTTCTTGAACTGCGTTCGGGATGCTTGGTGATAGACGACGATGCCCTCGGGGTTCATGAAGCCCGGGACGGCCTTGGAGCCGCTGATCTTCAGCATGGTCATGGCGCTGTTGATCGCGATGGTATCGAACTCGCCGTTGTGGAGCACAGGCACCACCTCGACGCACGAGGGACGCGGGCGCTGCTCGGGCCACCGGCTGGTGTCGAACAGGGCGAAGTGCTTGTCAGGCAAGCCGTAGCCGCGCTGGATGCCTCGGCCATACCACTCGCCGAAGTGACGGCCCTCTCCTAGCTCGATCAGGTCTGGGTGCTCGGACACCCACTGAGCGAAGCCATAGTTGTCAGTCAACTTACCTGGAGTGATCAGGCGCGTGCGGGAGCCGACGAAGCCATACAGGGAGCCGACGTGGAGCACGGGCTCGGTCTGGACAACGTCTTCGTATTCTTCGCCTTCAAGCGTGTCGGGATCGACGATGTAGATTTGAGCATTGGTGCCATCGAGCTTCTCGGTGATGACACACCCGCGAGAGAGCCTCGCGAGCTTGGGGAACGGTTGGAAGATCAATTACGCTCCATAGCGTCGGCCAACGCCTTCATCAGGTCGTAGGCCTGTCCTTGGGTCACCTCGACCACCTCAGCGGTGTCGCGGCCGGCCCATTCCTGTCGGATGATGATTGTCTCGTCAGCCTTCTTGCCGTCTCGGCTCCACCACACCTCGACCAACGGGCACCCGGGGCGCTTTATGCCCCCGGGCGTCATGGCGTTGTCTGCGTCGATGGTGTAGCTGGTGCCTTGCTTGTCGTCCTCGCGCTTAAACACGCTTGGCCTTGAGCACTTCATGCAGCATGCCGCTGGCATTGAAGAGGACGGCGCACAGTTCGGTTTCGAGGTCCTTCACGATGGTCTCCCCACGGACAACCTCGGTCACCGGGAGGCCCCTGTGGAGCTTCCAGACGCTGAAGAAGTGCCGGAACAGAGACTTCATGTAGGCGACCACGGGGATGCCGAGTTGCCAGTTGTCGCTCTCGCGCATCGAGCCATCAGGCATCTTGCGCGCCTTGTGCATGTGCTCGGCGTAGCGTTCGAGGACCAGAGGAGAGAGGAAGCCTTCGAAGTCGAGCTTGTTGGCGTCGAGGTCTCGGGTCGCTCCGGTGCCGAACTGGCGCACGCCCTTCTCGGTCTGGGGCATGAGGTCGGAGCCGCGAGGGCGGGAAGCAGCTTCATTTGCTTCCGTCCACGCCTTCTCGGCGGCAAGCTGCTGCGCCTTATTCACAGCGTCCTGTTTCTTTTGCCACAGGTCGCGTTCGTGTTCGTTCTGAAAGATCACTTGATCACTCCCAATGCACGCAGGGTCGTCAGCGTGTTCTCTGCGGACGTATGGATGATGTAGGTGCCACCAGCTTTGATCCACGCATCCCGGTTCACGGCACGGTCGTCGATCAGGATGTCCCCGGGCTGACAGAGCTTCGGCTTGTCCTTGGTCGCGCATGTGTGGACCATGGTGTAGGTAGACGCTCCGGTGATGCGGTCCCAGCGTTCGATCCAGCTACACTTCTGCTCGGCCACGCGCTGGCCGTTCTCCCGAGGGAGAGCAGTGAGAACCTCGGGGTCCAGATGCTTGATCTTGGACCACAGGTGCCGTGCGTCAGGCATGGCGTCGAGGTCTTTGAAGAAGTTCGGATAGCGGTTGATCTCTTCCCAGAACTTGTCGGGGCCCCAGATGAACTCGTACTTGTAGATGTTGTTGGTCTGTAGGATGGCTTCGGCCGACTTGTCGAAGTCAGCGAGGACGCCATCCATATCAACGTAGAGCTTCAATACGTCACACTCGCAGTGAGGACCGCAGCAGCGGCCCAATAGATGGTCAGGCGGATATCGCCAGAGAAGCCGTAGACAACCGATGACCCTACGCTCAGCAGTATCATCAGCGACGGCATTATGATTTTGGCAGACATTCGGTTATCTCCACAGGCACGACACGCGAACCTTTGATGTACCTAGCGCGGCTAATCGCTCGATGTTTGTATTGAAACAAAATCGGAAGATTCCCGCACGTAGGGTTCTGCTGCCAGCTTCCGTTCTCTAATCGGATTGCCCACAGTCCTTCGTCAGGATGATCAGGGTAGGTTATGGAAGCCACAAGATCGGTTCTTTCTTCTTGTTGTCCCAGTCGCTCCAGCGCAGGATGCGCGCCAGTCGAGCCTGTCGGAGAGCATCGGCCTCGGTAAGGCCAGCCTTGGCGTACAGCGAGACCACACCAGCCCAAAGGTCATCCGTGGGCACCTCGTTCCACCGCGTCTCCACCTCGCCCTTGCGCTTGCCGCGAGCCATCGTGTGCTCGTACGGCGTGGCGATGTAGGGCGCGTTGACGAAGGCTTCTGCGGTGACCATGCCGACCCCGGGGCACCCTGCGTATCCATCAGTGATGTCGCCCGCGAGCGTCTGCATCATGTGGAAGCGGTCGGCCTCCTCCTCGGTCACGGTCACAAGGTCGCCCTTGCGCCATACCTGGGTGGGGATGGTCTGCATGTCCTTGTCCTGCGAGACGATGATGCGCTGGGTGTCCTTCATTGGCATGGTTGCCAGAACACCCATCACGTCGTCTGCCTCAAGGCCTACGAAGTTTTTGCAGGAATATGCTTCCTCCACAATGCCTCTAAGGTAAGCATAGCAGAGCGGTTTCCGCGAGTTGGCTCGGTTGTTCTTGTAGGTAGGGTCGACGTCGAAGCGGAAGTTGGCTTGCTTATCGAGTTCGAAGTTGAAGTCTGCGGTGGTGGAGAAGCACAGGAAGTGCTCCCGGGTTTCGAAACGCTCAAAGAACCTCTCGATCATTTCGTCGAAGACTTGTTTCGCCTTGAGGGGCGACGAGGTGAGCACGTGGATCGGAGGCTCGCGCCAGTCGACCTCACCCAGCACCACGTTCCATTTGGTTTCATGCTCGACAGCGGCGGTTGCCTTGAACAGCATTTCGTCGCCGTCGATCAGTAGAAGCTTCTTCACTGAAAGAATGCCTGCCTGTCGTAGGCCTTCCAAGCTTCCAACTGCGCTTCGTCCGGGTCAGCGTAACGCAGCCCCTCAGGCCACTCAGCGCCTTGGACCTGAGCGTTGACCTTCGCAGTCGTACCTTCCTCAGCAGATTCATCCTCTGCGGAGAACGCAGCGTCCATTATGTCCGCGAGGATATCCTGCACGATTTCGTCGGCCTCAGCCGGTCGAGCCCGCGCTGCCTCTACGCCTGCAAGATAGCCTTCGTCCCACGCTTGGTTCTGAGCTTCTGCGACCAGTGTGTTGATCTGGCTTTCAATTGACATTAGTCGTCCTTTTCGTTGAGCCACACGAGGCCCTTGCTGGTAATCAGCCACGTCTTGGCGAAGCGCTGAGCGCCCACCTTGGTCGATATGAGTTGGAGGGATGCCGCCATCGCAATGACGTCTGCTTCCTTGCGAGCTAGGTCGCTCTTGACCCGCACGTGCTCCCGCTGCACTTGGCGCAGGAGACGTAGGAGACGCCCTGAGGCGTCCCCTGTGTCTTCAGTGAGTGTCTTCCCACGTGTCACCGACGACGTACTTGCTGTCGAGCGGGACGCGGAGGCCGTACGGGACGCCCGCTTTACGCGCGCAGTCGACGATGATTTTACCGATTTCTTCTTCAAGGCCTTCTCTTACGCAAAGCTGGACTTCGTCATGCACCCAAAGCACGAACACGAAGTCTCCAGCCCACGGGTCATCCCAGTTGTAGGTGTATCGCCGTTCGAGTTCTTCGAAGGCGCTGGCAACCCATTCCTTGCAGACGATGGCGCCGGCTGACTGAATGAGGAAATTGAGTGCACTATGGTCAGACCGAATTGGGATGATCCGACCATCGAGACCGATGACGCGATTGCGCTTGCCAACCTGCTCAGAGAGCCGGTCCTGCAAAGTCTTGAAGCCTTCGATGCGAGTTCGGAAGCTTCGGCGTACCTTCTTGCCCACTCGGCGTAGCTCATCCTCGCCGGGGTTCTCGGTGAAGAACTTGGCGTAGACTGCAGCGCCTTCGGCTCCACAGCTTCTCCTCGCGTTGAGGAGAGCTTCGTAAATGATAGAGCCAGCTTTCTCGTCTCCGCACCCGTAGATGTAGGCATAGATGAACCTCTTGCTGCCGTCCTCACGGAGAACGGTGTGGAGTTGATTGGCTTTGTCGCGCTCACCTTCAGCAAGGCCCATGACGACCGCATGGAGCCAGTGAGGATCACCGCTGATGACCGTGGTGCAATACTTGCCGCCGTCGAGCGGATGCAGGTAGTGGGCGAGCCCACGAAGCTCTAGGCCCTCTTGGTCAGCACCTAAGAACTTCCAAGGCACCATCTTTCCCAGCTTGCAGGACGACAAGCCCGTCCCGTGATAGGAAGTAGGCACGTGCTTGGTGAACAGCCTGCGGAATTCGTGGCCGTACGGTTTCTTCGCGCTCGGCACCTGTCCGAGATTCGGAAACATATGGGCCGCTCGACTTGTGATCGTCCCCATTGGGTTGATCACGCCGTGAATGCAGCCGTCTTCCTGCACGCTGTCGATCAGCGGATACTTTGATGACTTGCCTCCAACGAGTTGCGACAGTCGCTTGTTGACCATCAGGAGCGTCGGCAGGCCGTCCATATCGGGGAACAGGTTGCCAATGCTCTCGATGACTTCTTCGTCCATGGCTGGCTTGCCGCCATCCGTGAACTTCGTTGGTCGCCAGCCCTGCTCGATCAGCTTCTTCGCAAGGTGGTCCGAGGAGCCCGGGTTGAACTCAATCTTCTTGAGCTTGGTGCACGGATAGCCGACGAAGGTCTTCACCTTGCGGGTCTGCACGACACCCTTTGCGTTGACGACAGGATTGCCATCGACGTCGAGCTTGGGCTCCTCGGTGATTGTCTCGTCACCCCAGTAGCCGGGGTTCGACCACTCCCAATCACCATTCTCGTCCAGCGTAGCGACCGCAGGCTTGCGGTTTGGCTGCTTCGGAATGAAGAGTGACTTGGTCGGATCAGGGCTCACTGGTTGAAACCAGAAGCCATACTTCTCTTTGAGCTTCGTCTCGATGATATGCTTCTTACCGACCAGTTCGGCCTGAAGCTCACCAGCGGCCTGAAGGTCGAAAGGCACACCCGCAGTGTTCATGGCATCGCACACGCGGGAAATAC